GTTGATGCCCAGACTTGTCGTGAAGAGAATAGCGAAGCCTTTGCCGGGCTGCACTCTGCCGGATCGACGCCGTTTTATATCTTCGATGAAGCAAGCGCGATCCCCGATAAAATTTATGAAGTCAGCGAAGGTGGCACGACTGATGGCGAACCAATGTGGTTCCAGTTTGGCAATCCAACTAGGAACACCGGTCGCTTTTTTGAGAATTGCAAAGGTAAGTTTCGGCATCGTTGGAACGTCCGATCGATCGATAGTCGGACTGTTGCAATTACGAATAAAGACCGACTGAATAAATGGGTTGAAGATTATGGTGAAGACTCTGACTTTGTGAAGGTTAGGGTTCGCGGAGATTTCCCAAGTGCTGGCGATCTGCAATTCATATCGAGCAATTTGGTCGAAGATGCGATCGCAAGGGTTCCGGAAGACGATAGCAATGCGCCGTTAATCATAGGTGTTGACGTTGCGCGATTTGGTGATGACCAGACTGTAATCTATCCGCGGATCGGTAGAGATGCACAGTCGTGGGAAGTGAAAAAGTACCGCGGCCTCGACACTGTCCAGGTTGCCGGCCGCGTCATCGAGGTCATCAAAGAGTTTGAGATTCGCGGACGGGAATGCAATGCGCTGTTTGTTGATGGCGGCGGAATTGGTGGTGGTGTTGTCGATCAGCTTAGAGCTTTGGGATATGACCCTCGCGAAGTGCAATCAGCATCAAGTCCCACCGATCGATCATATGCCAACAAGCGAGCCGAAATGTGGGGCAACATGCGTGATGCCTTGGCAAACGGTTTGGCAATCGTTGACGATCGCGAACTAAAGGAAGACTTAACCGGGCTTGAATACGGGTTCAATCTTCAGAATGCGATTTTGTTGGAAAAGAAAAGCGACATGAAGAAGAGAGGGGCCGCATCGCCGGATATGGCTGATGCTTTGGCGTTGACCTACGCCCAACCTGTTGCACCGCGTCAGATGCCGCAAGGCATGACGCAACACGGTCGAATCAATCACGATTATAACCCTTTTGAGGAGTACGCATAAAATGTGTTTGGGATCTGCACCGGCTGCACCAGCCCCACCACCACCCGTCCAACCGCCAAGCGCTCCCCCAAAGCGAACGGACGATGCGGTTCAACGCGCACGCCAACAAGAGCGCAATCGTGCCGCTTTAGCGCAGGGGCGATCGTCAACATTACTAACAACAAACCAGCAACTTGGTGAGGCGAACACAACGTCTAAATCATTGTTAGGTCAGTAAATGGTTGATTATCCGTACACCAACGCGAAAGAACATTTCGAACGCCGGCGATCGGCTTTAGAGCTAGAGCGGTCGTCTTTTATTTCGCATTGGAAAGAACTTGCGGAATACATCGCGCCCCGCCGCGGTCGATTTGAGCGAACCGATCGCAATCGTGGCGAAAAGCAAAACAAAAAGATAATCAACAGTGCCGGAACGATGGCACTGAAAACACTTTCGAGCGGGATGATGGCTGGCATCACCTCGCCGGCCCGCCCGTGGTTTCGTCTTGCTACGCAAAATAAAGCAGCAATGGAATCAACAGAGGTTAAGATTTGGTTGTCTGATGTTGAAGGATTAATGCGTGAGATTTTTGCGGCATCAAACCTTTACCAAGTGCTTCCTATTTTATATCGCGAATTGGGTTTGTTTGGCACCAGTGCGATGAGCGTTATGGAGGATTTCGATGATGTCATCCGCTGTTATCACCATTCTGTCGGTGAGTACTCCATTGGAATCGATGAGCGGCTTGAAGTCGATACGTTCTACCGGGTCATCGATATGTCAGTCGGACAAATCGTCCGAAAGTGGGGGCTCTCGGCAGTCAGTGAAGATACACTCAAATTGTGGAAAGAAGGAAATGTCGATCAATGGCGACCTGTTGTCCACGCAATCGAACGAAACGACGATCGAAACCTCGAATTAAAAGACAGTAAGAATAAACCATATCGATCAGTCTATTATGAATTGGGCCGTCAGCACGCAACTGCGATTAAGGGCTTATTATCTGAACAAGGCTTTGATGAATTTCCGGTAATGGTTCCGCGGTGGGAACTCACAGGTGGTGATATTTACGGAACTGATTGCCCTGGTATGACGGCTCTTGGTGACGTTAAGGCGTTGCAAGTCGAAGAAAAGCGCAAGGCTCAGGCGATCGACAAGCTGGCGAGCCCACCGCTAAAAGGCCCATCAAGTCTTCGCAACATACCGGTCAATTCATTACCGGGCGGCCTGACGCTTTACGATAATGACCAGGCGCGAGAAGGATTGGCGCCGATTTATCAGGTTAATCCGCGGATCGTTGAGTTGATGCAAGACATTCAGCAAGTCGAAACACGGATTAATAAAGCGTTTTACGCGGACCTGTTTCTAATGATGGCGAACAGTGATCGAAGACAGATCACGGCTCGGGAAATAGACGAACGCCATTCCGAGAAATTATTAGGAATCGGCCCAGTGCTAGAGAATCTTCATGGATCGCTTCTTGACCCACTTATCGATCGCACTTTTGCAATCATGGCGCGGAATGATTTGCTGCCACCAATCCCCGAAGCCCTGACCGGCATGCCATTAAAGATCGAGTATATAAGTGTTATGGCTCAAGCCCAGAAAGCGATCGGGACTGGCGCCTTACAACAATCGACCGAATTCGTTGGCGCTCTCGCGCAAGCGGATCCATCAGTCTTGGATAAGATTGATCTTGACCAGGCCGTTGACGAATTCACAAGTATGGTTGGGGTTGACCCCAGAGTTGTTCGAGATGACGAGGTTGTCGCGCAGATAAGACAGCAACGTCAGCAAATGCAACAGATGCAGCAAATGGCTGAATTAGCGAAGACGGCAAGCGAAGCCGGGCGAAACATGGGGCAAACACCGATCACCAATGAAGGTGAAGCAACAGAGCGTAACGCATTACAGGGGGCACTCGGACTGTGAGTGAGGAACTAGCTTATGATTCAAGCGACGAACAACACGTTAAGGGTAGAAAAACTAAGGCCAAGATACGTCGAGAGGATCAACTGTCCGCAATGCGGCACATCCTTGAAGAGGAAGGCGGTCAAGAATTTTTCTGGCGGTTGCTCGCTCGATGTAAGCTCTACGAGACATCTTTCACAGGCAACTCGCAAACATTCTTTAACGAAGGCAAGCGCGAAGTTGGACTTTGGGTGTTAAGTGAAATTGTTGCAGCTGATCCAGCTGCGTATGCAAAAATGATGATGAAAAATGAAGAGGAGTTTTTGAAGAATGGATGATCAGGAAACAGTTTTGACACCGGCGGAAGATAACACCGAAACCGTCGATGTAGCTGATAACGATCAGACAGAATCCGTGGACGTTTCGCCAGAAGATCAAGCACAAGCGCAAGCTGAAGGTTTGTTTGATGGCAAGAGTTCTGCGGATGAAGATGCTGCAAACAAAGCAGAGTCAGAGCAAGACGCTAAGTCGGACACTGATGGTGACGAAAAGCAAGACGCTCCTGGTGAGTACGAAGCATTCACACTGCCGGAAGGCGTAGAGATGGATGACGCTGCGCTCGATAAGTTTAAGCCGATCGCAAAAGAGGCCGGCTTAGATCAAGAGAACGCACAGAAATTTGTCGATCTTTACACTGAAGCAGTGGTTGAGGCGACTGAAAACCAGCAAAAACTTTGGGCAGATACGCAGCAAACGTGGGTTGATCAAGCCAAAGCTGATCCAGAGATCGGCGGGGAAAAGTTTGAAAGCAATCTTGGCGATGCCAAGAGAGCTTTAAAACAGTTTGGTACACCAGAACTTGACGAGGCGATGACAATAACCGGTGCCGGGAATCACCCGGAATTCATTCGATTAATGTCCCGTGTCGGCAAGGCGATATCGGAAGATGCAATGGTGCCAGGGCGTCAGGCAACTGGGCCTAAAACACCGGAGCAAATTCTATACCCAAGTATGGGGCAAGAATAATCATGCCCTTTTTTTGTAAACCGTGATGACAAAAGCGCAAGCGTGGTCATCACAAATAAGGAGTTAGTCTAATGGCTGCACTTGCAACCACTAATCCGACGCTCGCGGATGTTGCGCGACGAATGGATCCAGACGGGAAGATCGACACAATTGTTGAGATTCTCAACGAGACGAACGAAATTCTGGAAGATGCGACGATGATCGAAGGCAACTTGCCAACCGGTCACCGGACAACAATTCGGACAGGATTACCCACACCAACTTTCCGTAAATTGTACGGCGGCGTCCAACCGACGAAGTCAACCACCGTGCAGGTGACCGACAATACGGGCATGCTGGAAGCCTATGCCGAAGTTGATAAGGCGCTTGCCGACCTCAATGGAAACACTGCTAGTTTCCGACTTTCGGAAGATCGGGCACATTTAGAAGGCATCAACCAGAAGTACGTTGATACGCTCTTCTTTGGTGACGAGGCTACCAATCCGGAAGAGTTCACCGGACTTGCACCGCGGTACAATTCATTGTCCGCAAGCAATGCCGAGAACATCATTAATGCCGGTGGATCAGGTTCAGACAATACGTCAATTTGGCTGATTGTCTGGGGTCCGAACACATGCCATGGCATCTATCCGAAAGGATCGACCGCCGGTCTGACAATGACCGACAAGGGCCAGGTGACCATTGAAAACATCGATGGCTCAAACGGCCGGATGGAAGCATACCGGACGCACTATCGCTGGGATTGCGGACTCTCTGTTCGTGATTGGCGGTATGCCGTTCGTATTGCCAACATCGACAAGTCGAACCTGACTAAAGATGTGTCGGGATCTTCTGCCGATCTGACCGACCTGATGGCGCAAGCTTGCGAGTTGATTCCATCTCTCGGAATGGGTCGCCCG